TAGTGATGTTGTTGTTGGCAATTATATTGGTATAAGACCAGAATACTTTTCGCTAACACTAACTGCTGATGCCACAGGACATCAATCTTTAGCAGGAATCTATAAAATTGAACAAATAAGTGGAGACCGGGCTAGAGCATACGCCGATGTTCCGTATGGGGCCAGTGGTGCTGGCGTGTTTACCGGTTATATAACTGGCGGAGATGGTGGTCTTGTTAGTCGTGTTGATATTTACACCGTTTCTGTGAATTTCAAAGATTGCAGTGGTTACATAGTTAACTCTGGTGAACTAACTTTAGGACTTTCTGGATACGGAGATCCATTTGTTATTTCTTTTGAAGGATTAACCTCTTCTTCAGATATTTCTAAAGCGGTTATAACTTCAGGTTCTGGTTATGTTCGTCTTGGAGAAAACATGGCATTCTACGGTTGGCCTAGATATGGTAGTGCTTTGTACGCGACTAGAAATTCTACCATAAACGGCAAGAACAACATTTTCTCGAATTGCCACGGATCTGTAATTTTCTCGGAAAGAAATGCTGTGGTTTCATTAGAAAATCCAGTTGTAACTTCTAATGGAACCGCTTTAGTAGGAAGAAATTCTGGTGTTATCGAAATTACAACAGATATTAATGGCCCTGCTTTTACAAACATTGTGAACAATTTTGCCGTGGGAGTTTTGGATTCTGGAAACATATCAATCAGAGACGGATACGCTCAAATATTGGCAAACAATTTACAAAACGGATTCTTATTTGCCGGTACTTCTTCTTTAACGGTTGAAGGAGATTCTAGATCATACGGTCTTACCTCATTGGGAACCGGTCAAACGAATCATTTGGTTGGAGGAACTGGTGCGGGTCAAACACAAGGAAACTCTAGTCCATTTTTAACGATTAGTCCTTTATCTTCGGGTGAAGTCACCATGATAACAGGCAAAGGAAATTACAGAACTTCTGTTCCAACTGAAGCAAATATAGATACTTTTATATTGAATCCAGGCACAGGTCGTATTTTTAAATCTTTATCTACTGGTAAAACTTCAATTCCAAGAGTAGAAAATCTTTTTGGTGTTCTTCCTGTGTTTGATGGCGGCGAATAAGATAGGTAACCCATGAAATTTGAAAGATTAGAATCAGGCAATTTTGTAATAAACGGTAAACCGATAACTCGTAAAGCATTTTTAATGCTTGAACCAAGTTACTCTGAGCCTGTTGGTGCAATTTACATTAGATACGAAAACAGTGAGTCTCCTTATCGTTTAATTAGAACTGAAGAAAAACAGTATAAAATATCCGGTTCTTGGATCGAGGGAGATCGTTATATTAGTCGTATGAATGAATTAAGTAAACTTTCTTCAGCGATAGAACAACAAGAAAACCAGGAAGAAAAAGAAATTGCAGAAACAATTAGACGCATAAAGAGTGAAAAAGTAACACAAACTTATGGCGATAAACGAAAGTTGGAGTATCCGAGCATAGAAGAACTTGTTGTTGCAATGTGGGAAAATTTAATAGAAAAGAAAACTAAAACCGATTCTGGCGTTAGTGATTTACAAAAATTAAGGAAACAGGTAAAGGATAAATATCCTTCGGAGAACAACGATGCCATCAGTAAGAACTCGGAAGAAACTGATTGATTATTGCCTAAGGGCTTTAGGATCACCAGTAATTGAAATTAATGTTGACGACGATCAAGTTGAGGATCGTGTAGATGATGCTATCCGATTTTTTTCCGAATATCATTTTGATGGTGTTGAACAGGTTTATTTAAAATATAAAATACAACCACAAGATATTACCAACCGATACATTACAATTAAAGCAGATAATCCTGGATTTCAATCTGCTGATGCGTCGTTTGATAACAGCGAGGACGCAACCGCAGCAGATATTTTACTAGAAGATTTAATAACTTCTGTAACGAAAATATTTCATATCACAGCACAATCTGTCGGAATGTTTGATGTTCGTTATCAGTATGCTTTAAACGATTTGTACACTTTCGGAACAATTGATTTGGTACAATACGATTTAACTCAACAATATTTGTCTTTGCTTAGACAATATCTGTCACCAGAAAAAATGGTTAATTTTAGCAGAGTAACCAATAAACTACATGTAAACATGGATTGGAAATTTGTTCAGCCAGGTCAATACTTTATTATTGAGGCTTACAGAATTTTAGATCCAAGAATATACACTGAAGTTTACGAAGATCGTATGTTAAAAAAGTATCTAACAGCATTAATTAAGCGTCAATGGGGTATAAATTTAAGCAAATATAGCGGAATAAAGTTGCCGGGCGATATAACATTTAATGGTGATAAAATTTTATCTGAAGCAAAAACAGAAATAGATGATATAGAAAAAGAGATCGTTGCTAAGTACGAATTGCCTACAGACTTTATGATGGGATAATCCGTGGCATTAAATCCATACTTTAATAAGTTCAAGAATTTGCCTGAACAAAATTTGATTGAAGACCTCACAATAGAGGCAATCAAAATTCATGGTATGGAACTTTACTATCTTCCTCGTTCAATGGTTCATAGAGATGATTTTTTCGGGGAAGCACCTTACTCACGATTTTCTACTTTTAAGATGATTGAAATGTATATGGATACCACCACAGCATTTGAAGGTGGTGATACTTTCACTAAGTTTGGCTTCGAAATTAGGGACAGTGTGAAATTTACAGTTTCTAGAAAAAGATTTAAGAGAGAAACTGGTTTGGAAAGACCTGTTGAAGGAGATTTGCTTTATTTGCCTTTGAATAGAGGATTGTTTGAAATCAAATTTGTAGAACATGAAAATCCTTTTTACTCGTTGGGCAAATTGCTGTCTTTTCAATTAACATGCGAACTGTTCCAATACAGCGAGGAAAAGATGGATACCGGAGTTCCAGAGATAGACGTTGTGGAAGAGAACTCAGGTTACAATATTACCCTCTCTTTAGGAGCAACAGGTGGAACAGGAACTTTTACAAAAGGCGACCTTGTATACCAATACGCAAACGGATCGGCTACGGGTTCTGTGGAAGGAGCAGATGCAAAAGCAACTGTGGCATCCTACAATCCCAATGATCCGTACACTATTGTTCTTTCTGATATCGTTGGTAAGTGGAACAAAACCAATGCGGTGAAGAACTATTATCTTGCCAAATCTGGTAACAATTCTGCCTACAAAATAGTAACAGGAATAACAGACAAGTTTGGTACTCTTATAGACACTAGTAATGAAGAAATACAACAAGAAGCGGATCAGTACTTTAATTTCACAGAAAAACATCCCTTTGGAGATCCGTGATAGATGTTTGACCATTTTTACCATCAAACAATACGAAAAATCGTTGTGGCTTTTGGTGCTTTGTTCAACGACATCTATATCTCTAGACTAGACGATAACAATAGCGAAATAGAGCGAATAAAAGTTCCTATATCTTACGGCCCACAACAGAAATTTATTCGCAGATTAGCCCGAATCGGAACAGATTTTGATGCAACAAAGGTGAGAATAGAAAATTATTTACCAAGACTTTCTTTTGAAATATCAAATCTATCGTATGATCCTAACAGAAAATTAAACACCATGAATAGAACGGTGTTTTACGGTGCTGCGGGATCTTCCACCATGAAAACTCGTTATGAGCGAGTTCCGTACAACATGGATTTAAATCTTGGTGTGATGACTAAAAATACCGAGGATGCGCTTCAAATAATTGAACAAATTCTTCCGTATTTTCAACCTGAGTATACTGTTTCTTTACGAATGAATGAATTGGATACGCAAGTGAACATACCGATAGTATTCAAAAATTGTATTATCGGTGAGGGAGATGATGGATCGTATGGTAGTTATGATTTAAGAAAATTAACTTACGCAAATCTAACATTCACTTCTAAATTCTACTTGTATGGCCCAATCAAGAGCGTGGGAGTAATCACCGACACGGGAGGAGTTTCTGTTTCTCCTGGTGGTGCAAGTGGCCCAGCCGCAGGAATAAACATTATACTTGGAATAACCGGAGGACAAACTGCTGCAAACATTCGAGTATTCCCGAACGAAGGGGTAACTGCTGGTAATTATGTTCCCGAAGGCCCAACTGCTCAAGTTGAAATTACTGAATATCCTCCAGGCCCATCTGGCTCAAGTGGAGGCTGATAAATACTTTAAAGGATTAATATGAGTGAAGTTAACGATAATTTAAACAATGCTATTTTTGGAACTCCTAAACCTATTCCTGTTTCAAAAGATATTAAAGAACTAAACAACCCGTTTATTTCTTCCATTACAGGAAATGCAGACACAGAAAAAGATTATCGAGAAGTTCGGGACAATCTGAAACGAGTTATAACACAATCTGAATCTGCGATACAAGGTGTTCTAGAAATAGCAGGCGAAACACAAAGTGCTAGAGCATATGAGGTTGCTGCACAATTAATACAAGCAACTCTTGAAGCAAACAACAAATTGATGCATCTTCACAAGCAACTAAAAGATATTAAACGAGAGGATTCTGTGAAATCCGCAGGAAATGTTACCACAACAAACAATAACATTTTTGTAGGCAATACTGCTGAATTATCAAAATTTCTCAAAGCCCGTAAAGATTTAGAGAATACAACAAAACAACTTCCTCCCTCCGAGGGAGATATTATAGATGCCTGCTAAACAGGGAATTGCATATCTCGGAAATGCTCTTCTTAAAGGCCCTGGTGTTAAAATTGAATACACCAAGGAACAGATGGAAGAGTATGTTCAATGCTCTGAAAGTTTAGAGTATTTTTTAACCAAGTATTTTTACATTAGATCTC